GAAGGACTAACAGACCTTACTGTACATAATCCGCCCGAGAATCCTTCGACTAATGCTCCTGCATATGACTTCGATAAGGACTTCCTTTCGGTCAATGGTATTGTCGTAGAGAAGATTCCCGCACATATCGGCAATGTCGATGTAGGTAACTTCCCGCTTAGCCCCACAGAAGTAGTAAAGCACTGGTGGAATAAGCTGGAAGTACACCCTGATATTGAGGGTGTTATCGCTCGTTTCCGTAAAGAGGGCGAGTTTGTATCTGCCCACTTTATTGTCGCTGAATACCGTATCGTACAGATGGTATCCCTGAAAGATAGGGCTTATCACGCTGGCGCAGCAGGTAATGATAAGGTCGGTATTGAAGTCGATCCTGCCGTTACCGAAAAGAATGCAGACGGAACGTATACTGACCGCGCAAAGCGTATTCAGGAAAACGTCAAAGAACTTCATCAAATGCTCGAAGAGGATTATGGGCATGAATTGAAGGCAAGGCTCCATAAGGAACTAATGGCTACAGAATGTTCCGGTATTGACCTTGCGACAGTGGAGCCTGATAGGTCTACGCCACCGGTTATTGTACCGCCGGATAATATGAATGAACTTTCAGACTTCTTCGGCTGGTTAGAACAACAGTATAGGAACCGTGTGAAATTGTGAATGAAATCCCAGTAAAGATTTATGCTGTACTAGGCATCGAATCGGGACTAATCATCGGTATGGCGGTATTCTTATTCCATACCCTCAGAATTGTAATACAAGCAACTAAAAGCCACTCGTGGCAAGGATTTAAGGATTTGTAATGTCAGAAGAGGCTCGTCTTTGGACCCCCGGAAATGATACACCGGTATGGATGCTTGAAACGGCTCAGGAGCTTAATGATAAGTATCCTAACCTTAGCCTTTCATGGATTCCGCCAGAGTTTCGGGGGCCGGAAGATACCCGGCCTTTCGCTATAGTTCAGGTGGACCGGGACAATAATATCGTTGCAATTATTGCCCGGTTCACTGAGCTAGAGTTTTACCCTGCAAATATCTTTAACTGGCTATTAGCGCACGATACCCAAAAGACAGACGTTTGGGGCGAATACGAGAAGGCGCTCGAAGCCGAACATAAAGAACGCGAAGATTCTTATACCGAACGCAATTACCAGCTTGCGGATATGGTAGCATCAGTAATTAGAAGTCCTCTCCATACTTACCGTATTAACGGTCATAAAGTTGGAGCCGAAAATAACGCGCCGACGATAGGATTGTACGATGCCAGTGGAGAGGATTAGTAAGACCGCCAATGACGTTATTACTGCCGTAAAGCGTCAATTTGGTGATACCTCGGGAACGCAGGTAAACAACGCCCATATCTTTGCATGGATTAATGACGCTCAAAGGGAGATCGTAAAAGAGAACCCTGAGATTCGTCAGGATATGGTGCAGATTAACGTTACTGCTGGACAGGCAGCATATCCTTTGTTGGCTAATATTCCCGATATGATGGTGGTTCATAGCCTCCATTATCGCGGTCAGATTCTGCGCAATATGTCCTTTGTCGAGGCACAGGAATACATTATTGGTAGCGGGGGAATAGGTTCAGACCCTCTTACGTCTGAGCCGACTCTTTGGTATGAATATGCCGGGACTATCAACCTCTGGCCCACTCCTTCCACTTCATATGCTTTAGGGCTTACCGTCTTCTATAGCTCTGCTCCTACGGAAGTAGATGCTGTAGGCGATCTATTGCAGGTTCCTGACGCTTATTACAATGCCGTAGTAAGTTACTGCATGTGGAAAGCCTATGAAATGGATGATAACTTTAGTGCTGCTGAGGTTATGATGCGCCAGTTCGGGGAGTCTATAGTAAGGCTCTCTAATAGGCAGCAGTCTCAAGATAACCGTTACCCCACTATTACCATTCTGCCTGAGGATCGGTATTACTAATGGCTAGGCAAGCACAAACTCAGAAATCATCTGTCCAAATAGGTCCCCTTACCGGGGGCCTTAATAACGTGTCTAAGGCCGGTGAATCTAGGGATACCGAAGTTATTGATATGGTAAACCTAGAAGTAACTTTGGATCAGGCGCTTACCTCCCGCCCAGCTATTGAGACAGTGACTTCTTCCACCCTCCCTTCTACGAATACTATTACATGGGACGTATTAGGTATTTACCGGGTAGACAGCAATGAATGGTATCTTATCGTATCCGTTCCTAAAGACGGCACGACTAACGTAAATACCACTGTCAGGGCTTACCTTAACGGTATTATCGGGGCAGGGGAAACTATTCTCGTTGTCAAGGAAAGCCTCGGTATCAATAACCGGGTATCCTCTATGGTGCAGTTCAAAGACCGTCTGTACTTTAATACCCCCTTTAGCGCGACCGATACCGGCTTTCACTGGAAAAAGGGCGATGCTATTGGGGGTACGCCTATTGCTTCTATGCCTCATGGCAATGTGATGATTAGCTGGAAAACCCGTATTTGGATTTCAGGTACAGGGGAATCCACTATAGGCGACCGGGTAAGGTTCTCTAAGATTGATGGAACAGGTCCGCACCCTGATACCTATGATGCTGCCGATTTCTTTGACGTAGAACCGGGTTCAGGTGGCTTTATTACGGCTATCATTCCCTCGTTCAATAACCTTATTATCTTTAAAGACGACGGAACATGGCGCTTCACATATGCGTCTAACCCGGCCGACGGTCAAGTAGATAAGATTAGCGGTTCTGTGGGCTGTGCTTCAAAGAACGCAGTATGTGATTTTGAAAACTACCTATACGTATATGACCAAGGGCGGGTATATGAGCTAGTTAACTCTGGCTTTACTCAGGTTAATAGGTTCGTTGAGTTTGACGAAGACGATATGGGAGTGGATAGCAGTGCTCCGGACGTGGAAATGTCTATTGTTAGCAGGCGTCTTGTTGTCCGCTATTATAACGCTATTTATTCATTTAACGTAGATACTAAAACGTGGTCTAAATGGCGTTCATATAATGGCACACCGGGCAAATGGATCGAGCTTCCCGCTAGCTCAGCCTCAGCCTCTCCAAGCACCTTCATAGCAGCCTCGCGGGGCCTACAGCAGTCTGTCAGCCCCAACATGGTCAATGACCCTAGCTTTGCGGTTGAGGCCGTTAGAACGGCACGCAGCGCCTCTGTAGGGGCAACCATCACCTATGCTTCTGATATAGCAACCTTATTGTCTACCGGTCCAGCAGCAGATATGTTGCTTAATACTACAGGTGATACTACCGAATATGACTTTATTGTTGCTGCACAACAGCAGTTTGATTGCACCTTTGAAGTAACTGCAATAACGGGAACAGCTACAGCGGTAGTTACTTACCTTAAAAAGGACGGCTCTACCACTACTTCTAGCTCTACGAACATAACAACTACAGGTCTGAAAAGCTTTTCCTTTACCGCACCCACAGATGCTCTATTGGCAAACCTAAGGATTCATATTACAGCTGCCGGTTCTGTCTCGTATAAGGACCCTAACTTCAATAGGAAGACTGCCGTAGCGCCTCTCAACCTGCTTCGTATTAAAGATGAATACCCTTCTCAGACTAACTACGTCGAATACATTGAGTGCTACTTCCAGACCAAATCGTATGACTATAAGACGCCCGGTAACTTTAAGCGTCTTTATTGGGCTGGTTTGGATATAAAGACTACGCAGAAGGTATACACAGAGTGCCGACCCGTTTCTCGCGCCCAGTCTATTCTGTGGGATGATCTTGAAGATTATACGCATGACGAATTGGAAGCCGGAACATGGGAAAACCCGCTTAGCTGGTTATCTGTATCCTTTGCTGTATTCAATATACTAGACGCCGACGACGTTATCTCTGAGAATGGCCGATACTTTAAAAAGATCGGTGAAGCTATGAGGTTCCGTCAAATCTCCTATAGGATTAAAACATCAACCTTTGGGAACTCCGAAACCGGTCCTGTTAAGTTCTTCTCACTTACTACGTTTATAGGTGTAAAGCAAGAAGTAGTTGACAGTTCAACGTAAACCCCCTATATTGGAGTAATGATGTACGGGCAATTTAAGGGATATAATCCCAATACACCGGGGACGGCAGCTAATCGCTATGCAACCGGTGCGAGGGTTTATAATGGCACGTCTCCTAGCCCCCAATATGGTAAGGGCGGGGTTAATCCTGCTGGTTATGCTAATAGGGATAACCAAGCTGCTGCTCGCAGGAACATTATGCTCAACATGGCAAACCGTTATAGAGGATCATAAAATGGCAACTAGGAATTATCTTAGTGCTGCTTCAAAACCGGCTGCTGCTGCTAATGCTGCTCCGGTAATTTCGCCTATTCAGGCGTCACCGGCAGCATCTATTACTTACGACCAGCCCCGTATTTCTACTACGTCGGGCGCTACGGGTATTGCAACACCATATGCAGGCGGTAATGCTTCACCTATTACGGCACCTTCTTATTTAGCAGGTGGCGCTCCTACACGTTATCAGGCTCCTGCTCAAAACCTGCCTTATAAGCCCCCGGCATATCAGGTTCCGCAGCAAAACTTTGCACCTGCTCCCCCGCCGGAACCTCCCCGGCCTCAATTCGCTCCCGGTGGGCGTAATGAGTTTATGAATCTATTTAGTCCCGAACAACAGCAAATGTCTGAATCGCAATGGTTGGGCGGGGATTCTGATTATACTGCGCAAACCGGCCTATATCAGCGTGCATTGGACGATTTCGTAAAGCGTATTACGGGTCGTATTCAGGGCTTTGAAACCGATGCTACCGAAGCTATTGCCGGAAACCTTAAGAACGAAACTATGAGTGCTGACCAATTGGGTCAGGACTTTGGTGCTCGCGGTCTTTCGTATTCTGGTTTGTTTGATACCTCCAAGAATAAGATGCTTGATAGGTATAAGCAGGGTCGCGGTAATATCGAAAAGAATAAGACTCAGAACGTTCAGAACGCTAATGATGAACGGGCTAATTACGAATCTGAGAATGCTATTAGTCAGACGAACGCTAAGCGGTCTTCGCTTCTCCGTATGGCTGCACAGCAATCTCTCAAAGACGCTAACTATTAGGACTGGTTATGGGCCTCCTTGACGAGTGGGATAAAGTAAAGAAAAACGAAGGCAATAAGAAGGAAGCTAAAAAGTTTGCCTTGACCCAAGGTGCGCCCAAAACCCAGTCCTCCTATTTTCCTAATAACGGGAAACAGTCAAATGTTAACCCCGGTATTATGAATAATGGGCTGGAACAGACGGCGCAAACTTCTGCTAGGCGAGAGGGTAATGCAGGACGTAATATCCTCCCTCCCGGTTGGCAGGAACGTAATGCACAGATTACCGCTGCTCAGGATAAGCAATCCCTTATGGATCAGCTTATGGAGCGTATTACCGGACAATATGAACCTATGATGCCCGGCCCACAGGGAGGCCCAAACCCTAATGACGAGATAATGGCTCGCATTAGTGGCCAACTGGATCAGGCTTTGGCAGCTAAATTAGGAGCTATCGGTAATGCCCGCAATCTCGCTCAAGAGAACTTTAATACCTCTGACAGTAACCTTGCTGCAATGTTCGGGGCAAATGCTAATAACATTGCTTCTCAAGGTTCTGCCCGTTTTGGGGAAATTGCTAACAACCAAAGGGCGGGTATAAACGCCACTAGGGACGAGTCGCTTAATAGGCTTTCCGCAGACCGCAATAATGCTATGCAGCAGCGTCAAGCTATGTTGCAGGCATTAGGTATTGAAGCTGCTGGTGCTCAGGAAGACCCCGGCGATACGACTATGCAAGATGCTATGACTGGCATTACTAACAGGTCTAATATCGCCACTCAGGGAGCTAATCAGGGCGAAGCTATTAACCAGACATATAACCAGTCTGTAGTTAATAGCGTCAATCAACAGGGCACTGAAAGGCGTGCAGCCCTTATGCAGCAATTGCAGGCTATTCAGGCTGAATTGGGTAGTGCGGAAGCTAATGTTCAGGGTGAAGCTGCTCAGGCTAAATCTGCTTTGGAAATACAGCGTATGCAGGCAGAAGCTCAGGCACAGGGTCAATCCTTTAGTGATATGAATAAGTTCGGTTATCAGCAGTTTAATGATAATAGGGACTTGGCATTTGATCTGTGGAAGACTATTAACTCGCAGGATCAGCAAGCAGAAGATACAGCTATGCCTAAGACTCAGGGCTATGCTGGGCTGGGTGTAGACCTTATTAATCAGGGTGTACCCGAAGCCGAAGCTGCGCAGTATATGGGCGCTCTATCTCAGGTTATCGGCAGCGAATATATGCAGGGTATTCATCCTGATGAAGGATATGATCGGCAGTCTATTATCTCCCGTAGGCTACAGGAAATGCGTGTTCCCCCGGCTATTGCAGCTATGTTGGCGACAAACTATGCTAACCTCGGTAATAACGCTTCATTCACGGCACAGCAGTAGGAGTTATAGTGGCTAATGACGAGCTTCTTTCTAAAGCTCTAAAGGCCGGAACTAAAGGCAAGGCCCCTGTCAAGTCTGGAAAGGCTAAGAAGACAGGGGCTTCTGCCGTTATGCAGGGAGCTATTAATGCAGCGCCGATCAATACATTCAAGCCAGCAGTCAAAGAAGACAATTGGTTCGATACCCCTGTTATCAAGAATATACTTGATGCAATATCGACTGGGGTATATGCAGCGTCTAACTTTGCTGACTTTGCTACAGCAGGAGACGTTAAGAAAGAGCAAATCCTCAAAGAGGGATTTGATGCTATTAGTCGCGGAGATATGCTTGGTGGTGCTCTTGATATTATTGGTTCCAAGTTTGGCAGTGCAGGAGCGGTAGCAGGTGGTATTGGTAAGGGCCTTTCAGCCGGTCTTGGTGGTAATCATAACGACGCAAATACTTTTGCTAACACTGTCGTCAATCTTCAAACTAATGCTGGGATAGACCCTAATAGTGAAGAATCTAAGCTGATTCAGGGTATTGGTGGCTTTGCTGGCGACGTATTGCTGGACCCTATTAACGTCATTCCTTTGGCTCCGGCAGTTAAGTTTGCTAAGGGAGCGAGGGCTGGTGCAAAAGAGTTCAAAGCAGCAAACAATATTTCCAAGAAAACGGGCGAAGCCTTACCTGATTATGTCGCACCTACCAAATGGCAGAACGCTAAAAAGGTCGGAGACGAAGAACTTTATACCTACCGTAAAGGCCAATACGACGCCCAGCAGGCACGTATAGCTGTAAAGGAAATGAAGAAGAATGGCGCTAGCGACGCTGCTAAAGCTGACTTCCTCATTGAAAACGTAAAGACTATTCGCCCGGCTGTATATAAGTCTCTCGTAAAGACTATGGACGATCCTAAGGTACTGGTAGAACGTATTGCCGAAAAGGGTAATACCGACGATCTGCTGGATGCCCTTAATAAGGCTGATTCAACTATTGATGATGCCATTATGGACCCTAAGGATATTCTGCCTAACGTAGAGCCTCATTTGGGCGAAATAAAGAAACTTACTCCAGATCAGAAACTTGCTGATGAACTGGGTAAGATGCGCACGACTAACCGTAAGCCTATCTATAGCCCTGAGGTTTCTGCTAACGTACAGAAGCTTAGGGAAGTAAAGGCTGAGAAAGGTAAGAAGCCTACCGATAAGGAGTATCGGACCCTTGGTATTGCCGAAGAACATATCCCTCTTATGCGTGCAGGCACTAAGCCTGAGAACGTAGTAAGTGAAATCTCTTCCGGTGATCTTAGGCATATCAACAGGGACATTCGTGCAGGTCTTATCCCTGAAAAGGCACTGGTAGGACTATATGAAATTACGGGTACAACTAACCCACAGGAAGTAGCTAAGTTCATAACCGAAAACGCTATTAAGTCTCCTACCTTTAAAGAGGCTGCTAGGGAAATCGGTAAGTATGGTACGCATAGGACAGGGGAAACCCCTCTGCCTTATCTTGGCGTATCTGGACACG